GTTAAACCCAGCAATAGAAGACCTAAGGCCTCCTGCACCGCCATTACCCCCGCCTCGGGATTGGCGATAACCGCCGCCAGCACCGCCAGCTACAATTAAGTACTCAATGTTGCCAACGTAGCTTCCAACGCTAAAAGTACTAGAAGAAGTAAAAGTGTGAACTCTGTAACCATCGTACTCTGTAATTGATCCGCCGGAGGGCAAAGCTCCCATTGTTTTTGACACAGCGTTAGAAGAAGCTGTTTCGTACAGATTTTCAATAGTAACTGAAAAGACTGTCCCAGAGCTGTAAGAATTATAAATGTTAGTAGGAACGTTGATAGTAGCAACACCGCTAGAGTTAAACAGTTCTAGCTCAGTACGGCTAACCTCTGAGCCTCCTACGGAAAATACAACATAACCGGAGTTCGTCATGTTTGTAGCGGTAACAACTAACTCAGAAGCAATACCTTCGTAAATATCCCCTACGACGCTAGAAATACTAGGGGTGGTAGAAGTTACAATACCTGTTAAATTAGAACAATCTCCTGAAAAAGAAGTAGCCGTTACTGTGCCTACATTTAATATATTTTGGTTATTATCAATAACCGTATTATTATTTACCTTGATTGCCATTTTCGTTTCCTTTCTTAAAAACTAGGCAAGACGCCCCTGTAAAGGGACGCCTAATAAGTAAGTAAGTTATTTATTTTCTAGCTGATTGCATTACCCGCAGCAATTGCAGCATCAATTTCTGTAAAGTCTTCTGTAGTCCAAAAGTCAGCTGAACGCATACCTTCAAGGTGTTGTACGTTACGTTGAATTAAAGTATCATCTCCTGAATACTTTTCAGGGTTTGCAATTGCGTCATTAATAACAAAAACACTGTCTAAACACGCACTGTAGTGTTTAGCAATGCGTTCTGGTGTCAATTCGTCTTCCATATTATTTTCCTATTATTATAGAGTTGCATTAGACTCAACGTCACCTACTACTTGTAGGTTTCCGTTAGCATCTAGCTTCATTTTGTTTACGCCGCTCTTAGAAAACAACAAGTTACCGCTAGCGTCTTCAGTAATATCCCAGTTGTTTAAACTAATAGTCTTACTGGTCATCTCTACAGATAACCCTGGTACTCTTAGCTTAGTAATGCTTGAGTTACCCAGCGTGATCTCGTTGGAGACTGTGGCGGAGGAGGGGTCAGAACCGCTACCAAGAACAATATTATTCCCGCCAGTGGACATCGTGTCGCCAGCGCTACTACCGATAACTACGTTGTTGGAGCCTGTGGTGAGAGCCTGACCGGAAAAAGGCCCAATCAACGTGTTTTGATAACCTGTCGAAAGACCAGCGCCCGCTTTATACCCTACGCCTACGTTATTTTGCCCTGTCAAGTTTGCTGTAGAATTACCTTTAAGTGCTTCCCTTCCCAGAGCGGTAGAGTTTACGCCATCAGTTATATTCATACCAGCTAGATAGCCTACGGCGGAGACACCACTGCCAAGAGAGTAATATCCTGCGCCATAACCAACAAAAGTTGAGTACTTTTGATTGGTGATAGAGTAGCCGGAGACAGCTCCAACAGCAGTGTTGCCATTACTCGTTCCATCATCATTAGCCAAAGCACCTGAACCAAGCCCAACAGAGCCACCGGCTGCATAACCATCCGACAGGCCATCAATGTCAGTGGCACCAGCAGCAGGTGTCTCAAGCGACATAATGCCGTTCGTGGCGTCATATGTCAGAACGTCCCCATCCGACGCACCTGACTGGATACCCGGAATACGGAAGCGGGTGAGGCTGCTATTCCCAAGAGTAATCTCGTTGGATACTGTGGGGGAGGATGCGTCTGCCGTAGACCCAATGATTATATTATTAGCGCCTGTAGTAATGCTGTCGCCAGCTTGATAGCCTATCGCAGTGTTATTGACGCCAGACAAGCTAGTATTAGAAAGAGCCTCGTAGCCAATGGCAACAGTGTTGTCACCAGATGGCGTATTTCTTCCTGCTCTGTAACCAACTTTTACGCCACCACCAGCGCCTGTGCTTCCAGCCTCGTGACCGATTGTAACGCCTCTAGTCGTTGAGGAGCCTCGACCTGCATAATACCCCAACGCAATGGCTTGGTTTGGCCCAGTTCGTAATGCTTCTCGACCAATGGCAATGCTATCCGTAGTCGTTGTGGCAATAAAGCCAAGCGCATCTTGGCCGATAGCTACGTTGTAAGCCCCCGTGGTAATGTCATCCCCAGCGCCAGTGCCGATCAACACATTACCTAAAGCAGAGGTTGCATCGTTTCCAGCCTGTTTCCCGATAGCTGTATTGTTCCCACCAGTAATTACCCCTGAACCCATAGCATCTTCACCAATGGCGATGTTGCTGGTGGATGTGGTAGCATTCCCAAGAGCGCCTTGCCCTATAGCTGTATTATTAGCGCCTGTAGTAGCAGAACCTAAAGTGCCTTGCCCGATTGCTACGTTGTAAGAACCCGTAGTAAGGTTGGTGCCTGCAAAATAACCGCCGAGGAAGTTGTAAGAACCTGATGTAAGATCGTAGCCTGTTTGACGACCAATACCAATGTTGTATCCACCCGTCAGCTTAGAGGTAAAGTCTCCCATAAGGGAATAATAACCTACGGCTACGTTATCAGAACCATTGTTGTTTCTAGCAGCGTAAGTACCTACTGCGACAACACGAGAACCGCCTGTGCTGCCAGTGACACCATTCCGTGCGGCACTGTTACCGATTGCAACACCATCCGTAGAAGTCTGTGCGGCCATAGCATATTCACCAATGGCAACGCTTCCGCTTCTAGTTGCTTTTGCATTAACCCCAATAGCTACCGAACCAGAACCCGCTCCGAAATCTGCCCCAGAGCCAAGTGCAATACTGCTTGAACTTGCAGCAGCGTCCGACAGCCCATCAATGTCAGTAGCACCACCGCTTACAGCAACCCAATCATAGTCAGAGCCAGTCCACGACAGAACCTCGCCAGACGAAGCCGTGCCAGTGTTCAGGTGAGTGTCTACGGCTGCATCTGTGTAGATCGTAGGGGTGTTCAGGAAGTTGGTGTAGTCGAGGTAGTAAGCACCGTGTTGACCATCCAGCAAGTCAGCATCAAGACCTGAGCCAGAACCATCAACAGTTTTCACTTTTGTTAAAACATCTGAAGCTGTATAAGCCGAGGAGTCTAGCTTAGCACCAATTTGTGAACTTACAGTAGTAGCGAAGTTAGGATCATCACCTAGAGCCGCGGCTAGTTCATTCAGAGTATCCATAGTAGCGGGAGCAGTATCTACTAAGTTAGCAATCTGCGTGTTAACATAAGACTCGGTGGTTTTACCATCAAGCGCTGTTTGTAGTCCGTCAATATTAGCAATGGTGTGGTTATGGCTATCATCCGCAATACTAACATTAAGTGTAGCATTGCCAAGGTTAGTAAAGGTTGCTGAACCTGTAGCGTCTCCTGTAAGCGTAAGAACAGGGTCTTTTGCGTTTACATTAGCAATCGCTTGATCAAGATCATCCAAAACATCTTGAACGTTTGAACTATTACTGTAAGTAAACTCATCAGTTGTAGTTATAATTGATGCAGGGTGCGAGGTAGGGTGAGTATAAACAGTATATGTAAATACTGCACCTGCAGGTACATTAGTTAAGACTTGAGAGTCATCAACCTTACTATTAAGCGCTGTTTGCAGCCCGTCAATATTAGCAATAGTATGGTTATGGCTGTCATCAGCGATAGTAACAGAAATGTTAACACTACCGAGGTTAGTCATCGTGGCCGAACCACTAACATCACCTGACAACGTGATTGTTGGATCATTAACGTTTAAGTCAATAGTACCATCAGTGTCTTGGTAGACTACGCTAATACCACTTTCAGTATTTCCAGTAAACATTGCACCAACAATGTCTTGAACCTGTTTATCAGACAACTGAGTGTTAGTGTCTGTAGAGGCAATAGTAAAGTTAGGATACGTTCCTGTAACTGTTACGTTAGCTCCACCAGTAATCCCGACTGTTTGATCAGGGGCGGCGTTCCTAAACTCAGTACCAACAAGAGTAAGCCCAGTACCAGCAGTATAGGTTGTATCTGTTGTTACATAGCCAGCATCATTAGTAAGCTCTGAAATGTTATCACCAGCTTGTAAAGCGCTATCTGCAAGAGTACCTTGTGCAGCGGTAGCATAGTCAGCGCTATCAAAGGCTTTTACTTGAGCAAGGTTTGTTACCTCACTGTCCATCAAAGCACCTGCAGCAGTAACATTGGCTGTGTCAGTAACATTTGCACCAGCTTCAATGCCGTTTAGTTTACTATGATCAGCGTCAGTAAAGACGTTGCTATCTGTTGCTGCTTCTACTAGAGTTCTAATCTCTGCAGCAGTTTGATCACCAGTAGCACCAGCCTCAATACCTGCTAGTTTATTCTTTTCAGTAGTAGTGTAGTTATTATCTGTATGAACATAGTTAGCATCAACCACAGTGTCAGAATCATAGGGTTGAAAAGCATTTACGTTAATGTTTTTAACACGTACAGCAATAACACCGTTGTTTGCATGAGAGGTAATAACAAAAGCAATAGGTAGTTTTACTTGTCCAGCAGAGGGTTCTGTTGTGGTTAAAGCACCTACTACAGTAGGGGAAACATAAAGAACAGTCCCTTCAGTATAACCAGAGGTATCTAAGTCTCGAACTTTACCAAAGTGTGTTACTTTACCATCAGCACCATCAAGAATTTCTTCTGTTGTAATACCTAGAAAGTAAGGGGTGTTACTGTCTGACGTTCCGTTCATAGGAGCTACAGTGATTCTACCAGAAGAACCAACTGTACCTGTTGCCATAACAGGGGTGCCGTTAGGGATTGTAGAGCCTGTTTGGTTTTTAACATTCCAAAAAAGTTCTTGACCCAGCTGAAGTGTAGTACCATCAGAAACTAAGTCCAAGGTCTCTTCATCAGAGTTCCACGTAAGAGTACCTTGAGTACCAGTCCCACCAAGTAGCTGAATAGAGTCTGTTGTAATACTATTTACATCATTAATATCATTACCAGCAGCATCTAGGTTTCCACCTAGTGTGGGAGTAGTATCATCAACTACATCATTCAAACCCCCAGAAGAACCACCAAGTTCAATAACAGTATTAGAACTATTTTTAGTATAAATCTTTTGGTCAGCAAGGTTAATTGCTAGTTCACCAACTTCTAAGTCAGTACTCAAAGGTATTTTACTAAGAGTAGAGGACTTCTTTGGAATAATTTTAGTTGCCATAGGGATATCCTTTGTTTACTATAGAGTAGGGTAAGAGGTGACTATGGAAGCCACCCCCTTCTTCTTTAACGTCAGGTATTAGTAAGTACCGCCATCAATGGTAACGTTTTGAAGTGTTTCGTTGTTTAAGTCCCAAGCGTCATCCGCCTCATTCCAAACAAAAGAAACATTAGCGCTAGTACCACGCTCAATTTCAATACCACCGTTTTGAGAAGGCACTCCTGCTTCATCTGCGTTAAGCAGAATAACAGAGTCACCAATGTTAACTTCATTAGAGTTAACTGAGGTAGTAGTACCTTGTACTGTTAAATCACCAGCAATAATGACTTCACCAGTATTGTCACCAATACCTGCAGGATCAATTGTGATGACCGAGCCACCTTCAATAGTGCTTGTAGTTACCTTATTAAAGGTTACGTCACTAGTAGTTTCTACTGCTTGACCAATAGCTACCGAACCGTTTGTAATCGTGACACCTGTACCACCTGTAAAGTGAGCACGAGTTTCAGCTGCCGAGGGGCCAGTGTAGGTAAAGGTACCTGTTGCGTTATTATAAGTAAAGCTACCGTCACCGCCAGCGTCACTTGCAGAGACTGCACCACGAGCACGAGCGGTAGTGTAGTAAAGATTTGTGCTACCTTCAGACAAATCGTCTGTGTCGTTGTTCGACAGGTTAAGTCCGCCAGTAGCGTCTTGATCAATCGTTAAGGTACCTGCTGTGTCGTCATAAGTAGCAGTAATGTTTGTACCACCAACAATCAAAGAACCTACACGATCATCTACACGTTCGTTTGTGTAGTAAAGGTTTGTACCTTCGGCAAGATCATCAGTATCTTTAGTTGCTAGTCTAGAATCAAAGCGAGCATCAGTGTAAAACAGGTTAGTGCCTTCAACCAAGTCTGAAGTATCAAACTCAGAGAAGTCAACCGAGATATCACCAGCTGTTAAGTCAATACCAGTACCACCAGTAAAGTGCGCACGGGTTTCCGCAGCAGATGGTCCAGTATAAGTAACTACACCTGTGGAGCTGTTGTAAGACAGGGAGCCATCGCCGCCTGCGTCTGTTACCGAAATTGCCGAACGAGCGTCTGCAGTGGTGTTAGAAGCAGCTTGAATGTTAGCTTCTGCAAGAGTGTTATTAACAAAAGCAGAACCGTCCCACTTAATGATCTCACCAGCAGCTACATTAGTGATGGTTACATCTTCTAGCTCTGAAAAGTTTTGATAACCAGAGGACTGCGAAGCAGTACCATCGTAAGCCATCAACGCATCGTTAGCGCTATCATACCACAAATCACCTTCGGCAGGGCTTGTGGGAGCAGTTGTACCAACATAGGGGTGTCCTACTTGAACAAAGTTGTTTGAGTTATCTTTTGTATAAAGTTTACGGTCAGCAAGGTTAAGGGCTACCTCGCCAAGCTCTAGGTCAGTACTAAGGGGAATTGCGCCGACAGTACTCGACTTTTTAAGAATAATTTTAGTTGCCATTAGAAGGATCCTCCAAGGATAAAGGTATTAGGGTTTTCTATTTCTGTTGTTGCTGTATACTTGTTTGTTGTTCCATTGTAAACAAGCAAAGCACCATCTGTTTTATTTGTGTTATCAATATCTGAAACAGAAGAAGTGGTAAAGGTGTGGGTAGTAAACTTTTGAGTAGCAGCTTCATAGATAATAAAGTCATTATCTGCAATAGAGCTGTAGTCAACATCGAGAAGGTCAATCAAATCAATGCGTTCTTTCATAGAACCTGCATTAATTGTTTCTACAACGTCTCCTGAAGAGTTTACAATTTCAACCAGTAAGTTTTTGTCTACATCAAAGTAAACACGACTTACTGAGTCACCCTTAGCCCCTTGACCTCCTGTTCTAGATAACGAAACACTATGGTCTGTATTAGAAACAGAAATAGTAACGTTATTATTAGAAACAGTTGTGGTATAAGACATTACACGGCCTCCGAGGGGCTATACAGCACCTCAACAAGTCCACGCATAGGTTTCCAAACTTGTTGTGCAGAACCTGTACCGCTGTCTCTAACTTCTAACCCTATCCAACCATAAGTAGGCTTCTCAGGGGTAGGTTGCGTAACCCAGTTATCAATAAGCCCTTCGGGAAGAACAATATTGAATTGGTTATCCGTAGGATCACTGTCTAGAATAGTTAGGGTAGTTACCTCACCACCAGATTGCTCTAAAGTGGGGAGTTCTTCTTTTGTGTAGTCAAGACTGGAGCTGTCTGCTTCCACAATCTTGGCTGTTAAAGTGTAGTCGGATAAGTTAGTTAGCCAGTTAAGAGTGATACCCATGTGGATTTGTTCACCTTCAACCATAGAGACTAACACCGAACCGTTATCACTGATTAAGTCTTTTGACTTAGAATTAATTTTAGTTCGTGCCATTGTTTCCTCCTGCCGAACCTCGGTTGGGCATGTTAAGGGGTTTTTTATTTTCAGCACTATTTCTTAAAACTTTAAATAATAATTTATTTATTTTTCTTTTCTGACTGACGATAGCCAGCATAACCCGCAGCAGTAATAGCAGAAACGGTAGCGGTATCTCGCGCCACTGTCCCACTGTAGCCACCTAAAGTATTACCTTTAGAGAGCCTTGTGTAACTGTTAGTTAAACTACTGGTTTGTTTTTCATTTAATGCTACGAGTCGATCCGCAATTTTCTGAGAACGTCTTGTAGAAGCTTCTTGAGAAGCAGCCACTCTAAGAGCAGCTCTTGCTTCGTTAGCTTTCTTAAGTGATTTACGAGTATTTCTTGCTCTTACATAGCCTAAAATACCCTTATTACCCCTTTTATCAAGAGCAGCTTGATTAGACTGATAAATTTTGTTTAAAACATCAAAATCATATTGTTTAGATGCCTTAGCGCCCGATGCAATTCTTGCTTCTCGAGTTGCTGTTTGGAGTCTAGAAGAAAGCTTTGGATTTGCAGCTTTCAACTGTCTAAGCTTAGCAGAGGTTCTGGAAAGAGCTTTTGTCCGACGCTTAGTAGTACGTCTGCTTACCGAGCTAACATAAGACCCAACTGGGTTTTTAGCTGTTTTAACAACGGAAGCTCCAGTTCGGCGCGCTCTTGCAGCAATAGCTTTTTTAATGTTGCGACGAGAAGCAGCTAACTGTTTAGCAGTAAGTCTTTTCGTAAAACGCTTAAAAGCCCTTTTTGAAATAAAAGAAACGGCCATAAGACACCCCCTTACAAATTCATGTTTCTACGAATACGGGTTCTGCTACGAGACGCTTGACTTCTGTTATTTCTGATACGATTGTAAGTACTATTAGCAGTCGATCTTACTCTTTTAGCAGCTCGTTTTGCGCGTCTAACAATAGTTTTCTTTGGACGTGGAAGTCTAGATGGAATCCTACTTTCGTTAATTAACACTGAAGAACGTGCTCTAGAAGCTTGAGTACGAGCCGTATTGCTTGCGCGTCTAACCGTTGAGCGTGCTCGGTTACTTGCCATGGAGGCTTGAGTACGGGCGCGATTGCGCAAGCTCATTGGCTTACGACCAGCATTAGACGCTCTGCGAGCGGAGTTTGCTCTTGCTTTAGTAACTGCACTTCTTGCTCTAGTGGCTGCACCGCTTGCACGGCGTTTACCAACAGCAGCCCCACTACGGGCAGTTGAACGTGCTAAACTTGCAGCGCGAGTTACTCTGGTTTTCGCCCTTAGAGCTGCGGTGTTACCACCTGCTTTAGCAAAACGGTTTCTAATACCTTTACGCGCTCTTGCAGACGCTTCTTGAGCCTTTTTAAGTGCAAGGCGACGAGCTGAAGTAAACTTAAATTTACCTTGAGAAATCCCGGTTCTAACCCGGTTTCTTAGACTCATTTTTCTGTTAGGTGTTGGCATAGCCTTATTCCTTTTATTTGTTTGTTAAAACCCAAAACCCCTATTGGTAGGTTTAGTACCTGAACGGATTGGGAAAAGATACTCAACAGCATAGCGAAGACCGTCTGTCCAGTGTTCTACACCTTCTTTCTTGTCAATCACGGCACTATCAGGGTTGCTTTCAACCCACTGAGTTCTTTCTATTGATTTAATTGTGTTAACACACTTAGGGTGAACATACATGTCAATATCCCCTGCAGCGTTTTTAAACTTTTTGTTTACAGCCGCTACACTATCAATGATTGGGGGAGCTTTCGTGTGTGCTCTTGTGGAAATACCGTTACCTTGTAAAATGCTAAAGTCGGTAGTCCCTACAGCAGCTGAAGACTTCCTTGCACGACCGCTAGGGTCAGGGTAGGAAATAATCTTGTGGCCTTTGTATTTCTCTGCTAAAGTTCTGGCTAAGGTCTCCGTATCTGGGTGTCCTTGCATTTCATCTAGAATATGAATTTGATTGCCTCTTAAAGCAAAGATAACAGAAGCCATAATGCCGACATTGAAGTCAATAGCAACATGGACATCTTCTCCTGCTTCGAAGTCAGGAAGACCTTTGTCAATATGATCCTTTCGGTTAAACGTGTAGAATACGTTATTACCAGAGTCTTCAAAACTTGCTGTGTACTCTCTGGCAAACTTTAAAGGATCAAGTGTTAGTTTTACTCTCTCAATCTCTTCCTCATCAAGGAAGGGAGAGTCCTGATAGGTGTAGGTATAGCTCTTCCAGTCTGTGTCAGAGTCTTGCCTGTTATACATCTCATAAAAATAATCATAACCACTAGGGGTACTAATAATAAGGGCCTTGCCTGGGTTAGCATTAAACTTCTTAGCATTCATAGGGGACCAACGAGTAGCCACACAAGGCTGAATGATAGACTCCCAAGACTCCTTGAGGTTCATACCAGCACCCTTCCAAGAAGTAACCTCATCGGCTACCACAAAGTACTGACCTGTACCCCGCATACGCTGAGAGGCTTCATAAGACCAGAGCTTTAGCTGTACGTTATTTGGAAACCAGAACTGACCAGCAGCCTTAGAGGCTTTATCAGCAAAGTCTTCCATGCCTAGTTGCCAAGCAATCAAAGGATAGTAAATATCTACCGCTTGACTATACGTTGGAGCAATCAGGGCAACGTTCTTGTTAGGGACTTCTGCAGGGAGGTTGATTAGCTCTTGTACAGCAATAATAGCCGCTGTAGCAGCTAAGTAAGACTTTCCAAAGCCCCGTGATGCGTTGACTACTGAATACCTACAGGTATTGTCAACAAATAAATCTCTAATAACTTCTGACTGTTTATCATGTAACTCTATCATTCTTATACTATTAGGCTTTTAGCCATTACCTTAATCCTTTTGTCAACTTATTGTACTTCCTAGCAAGCCTTTCAGCCTCTTTTTGTGCAGAAGACAAGCCCTTAGGCGTATTAAAAGACACCTGTGTAGTTGTACGGCCAACAATATTAACGTTTCTCTTTTCTACAAGATTAAACCCGCGAGTCTTTAAAAATTTTTGCTCTTCTTTAGAGAAGTATTTTAAAGCTTGGCTCTTAGAATCAAACCCAAACCTATCACCTCTCTTAAAAGAAATCTCTTCAAAAGGAGTACCTTTTGGGGCAAGCCTCTTAAGCATAGCCGCGCGACCTCGGTTATAGTCGCTAACAGGAGCGACTTTGTAACCCATCTTAGTACCACGAGGCATTGCTGCGTAGTGTTTAAGATTCTTCCCCATAAGTGGGCCTTCACCCTTAGCATTTTCAATTCGATATACTGTGTTAGTATTTTTCTTGATAGACTTCAAAACTTTGTTGTTATCAGAAATTCGTTTATTAAGTTTACTAAGTTTCTTTGACTGCCTTTTATTAAGAGTCTTTAAAGCTTTAGCCTTAGACTTATTATAAGAGACCATAGAGCCAAGGTTATTATTAACTTTTCTACGAGCCGCTGCAGAAGCCTTAACAGCCTTAGCCAAGGCTCTTTTTTGAGCAGCAGACCTAGGTTTTTTATAAAAACGTTTAATTAATCGCTTTGTGGCCTTGCCGATGATATATTTCTTAACCATTTTTAAGACTTTCTTTTCGGTTGCTTAGAATACTGTTTACCTGCCTTGGTATCTTTACGCTTCTTAGCGGTAGAGGCAGCATAACGTTTCTTAGACATACGATTAATAGCTTTAGTGGGAAGGTAACGCTCACCTGTAGCTTCTTTACCTCTCACAGAGTTCTTACCAGACTTAGTACGCCACTTCTGTTTAGTCCACTTAGTCATAGACTTCTGGGATTTAGTTTTCCCACCAGAATAGCCACCACCAAGGTCTCGATAAATCTTGCCAGCTAGTTGCATAGCTCTTGCAGAGTGTTTACCACCCATACGAGCTTTTGCACGGGCTTTGGCCTTTTCCCAGAGCCTTGGGTTAGTCCTGCCCATAGCTATTTCTTTTTAGTTCTAAGCTTAGCCATTTTAGCTTTCATAGACATTGGCTTTTTCTTGCCACCCTTTTTAGGTGGACGTCCAACTTTACTTCCGTAAGTTCCTTTACCCATTGGCATAGTTATTTTCCTTTGTGTGTTAAATAAAAGTTATTGACGACTTTTCATCATAAGCTCAACAGCGTCTCTGATTGATTTTATGTTTTCATCAATACGACCTAGCAAGACTGCTTGTTGTTGGGTTGTTTCTTCAAGCTGCATTAGCCGTACTTCATGTCGAGCAATTTCCCGAGTGTTTGTTTCAACATTACTATCTAAGCTAGAGACATACCAAACTAAAGCAATGGTTTGTAGTATAATAGCTAAAATAAAGGTAACGGGTACACTCTTAGATAAGTGCCAAGATTCCTGATCACTCATTATTATTTTCCTTTTTATCAGTGAGTAGAATGCTGATAGGTTTCTTTTCAGTAACCTCTTGTTCGAGTTTATCAGGGATTTTCTTGTAACCATAAGCCATCAAGTTATTAATAAGCTGACCTTGTGTAGAAGTAAGTTGGGCATACGCTCCAGAGGTTTGTTTACCAACAGACTCTAGATGATCTAGCTGTACTTGTATTTCACGATACTTTTTAACCATGTGTTCAATAGGATCAAAACCAAGCTGTTCAAGCTTACGTACTGAGGCCATTGAGTTAATATTTTTAGCACCTTTAGGACGACCAGACCCGGGCTTACGACCTCCAGTTTTGTCTTTACGATTATCTGGCATAGTAGTCTCCTTTCAGGTTCT